GAGGTCTTCGATTTCACCAACACTCACGTAGGTATCGGCCTCGTACTCGGTTTTGGTGGTCGCCCCGGTCTTGCTGCCAATGAAGAGGCGGCAGCCGGCGGCTGTATTGAGGTTGTCTTCTGCGGGCATGGGTGATCCTCCAAAGCCACGTTGGATAGAAGCCGCAGCGCGGCCAGTGAGTGATTCAGTGGGTGGTGATCACGCGGACGGTGATCGAGCCCTGGTAGGTGATGCCGTCGGCATCGCGCTGAGCATCGGCCTGCTCGATCCGGACGGATACCGCGCGGCCCACCTCCAGCGGGAGGCGGCGCTCGTCCAAGGCGGCGATGACCTCCCCGTTGATGCGCTTGACCTCGGCTTGGCCTACTGCATCGGACCAGATCGACAGGTACAGCAGCCGTGTTTCGCGCTTGCGGCCCGAGATCGGGCTGCTGTTGACTGAGACCTCCCGGTCGATTGAGACGTACGGCATTTCGGCGTTCAGCGGCGCGCCGTCGTAGATCGGGCAGCTGACCTCGGCCTGAAGCCTGGCAAAGATGGCCTCCTGCAGGGCCAGTGATGGATCAGCCATTGCCTACCCCCAGGCTTGCCTTGCGCAGAGTGCGGCTTACGGCGGCCTTGATGTCAGCCATGACATACTCTCGGTTTACCTGGATTGATGGGCGCAACCACGGATGGGCCGGCCTGGCCGGGATATCCGGGTACTTGCCGAAGAAGTGGGTGCCGTCGCTTTTGTTGGTTACACGCCTATTGCGATCACCAGCTCGCTTGCCGCCGGTATAGCCTTTGGTGCCGTACTCAATGAAGCGTAGGTAGAAGAACCGCCGGTTGTCGCGCTTGCCACGAATGCCGATCTGGGCATCTAAACCGCTGGGCGAAACGTAAACCCTGAGCGCGGCAGCAGCCGCTCCGGTGTCCTTGGGCATCAACTCTCGCTGAGTCTCCAGGATGCGGTTCGCCGCCTCCAGCATCGCGGGCTGCAACTCGTTGTCCATCGTCTTGTGGATGTTGCGCAGCGTCCGGCGTAGACGGATGTCGCCTCGAATGCTCGACCGGCGCGCCATGCCCTACTCCTTGGCCGGATCGGCCTTCGCTGGCTTCGCGGCCTTGTCGGTGACCGCCTCGGCGTAGCCCCGGGCAATCAGGCCTTCGCCATAGGCATTGTCGACCTCGAACTCTTCGCCCTTCTCACGCTCACCAGATGCGCCCGTCAGCGGGCCCAGTGCTCGAATTTTCATGGTTCACCTCATGGGTTTGGTACCGATGAGCAGAGCAGCCTCATCAGGGTGTTCTCGTTGTCCGGCAAAACCGCCTCGACCTGGTAAGTGACCCCGCGGCGTGTCAGACGCGACCCGGCAACTATGTCTGAGCGCGGCCTGCCGATGATTTCGGCCGTGACAACAGCGCTCAGCTTTTCAGCAACTGCTGTTACGCGCCCATTAGGGGTGCGGACTTCGCCCCACATTTCAGGGCGAACTGCAGGACGCCACGTCACTGTTGCTCCCCCAGACTTATTGCGCTCCTCATGTCGGTGGGTCACCTCGAACAGGTGACGTAGCGGGCCGGCCCTCATACGCCCCACCCGATACGATGCGGGGTCAGGAGTGCCTCGGAGCCCTTCGGCATCTCAGTGGCAATGGTCCCGGTCACAACATCCTCACGGTTGGCGTAAAGGTGGCCGAGGATCAGCAACGAAGCGGCCTTGATCTGCTTGTTGCAGACCATTGGAGACTCGCCGGCATCCCCGGCGGCGACAGCCTCATCCAGCGCCTGCTGGTCGGCATAGAAACGACGGTTCAGATAGTCCATCGCCTGCCCTTCGGCCGCCTCGATCAGGAGCTCCAGGTAATCGTCATCGTCGTCGGGGTCCCGCAGGTGATGACGGGCAATGGTCAAACTGATGACCGACATACCCTCACTCCTTCAGTGATTCGAGGGATGCCAGATTCCGCTGCACCAGCTCTTCAGCGTGCCGGCGCGGCACTGTATACGCCGGGCCGCCGCGACGGCGAAGCTCGCCTTCATCCATGTATGACCGCAGCGGATAGACCTGAAGAGTCGCAGGATTAAGCTTCACCTGATCCTCTGGTGCCAATGAATCAGCGCCGGTGCTGCTGTCGGCCAAGGATGATGCGGCCTGATTGGCGTCTTCGGATGCCGCAGCGTCAGCAGCGGCGATGCCAGCGCTGGCACCCTGACCGCCCGTGACGACATCCGACCCAGTGCCAGCGGCCACTTGCGCGTCTGGCAGCACCAGGTTTGAGCCTTCCGCTTGGCCTGGAGCAACTGCGGGGACACCCGAATTGCCAGGGTCACCGCTAGCTGGACCGATCGCACTGCCAGGCGAAAGAGGCGAACCGGCAGCCCCAGACGGGCCGCTGCCAGTATCAACGGTCGAGACTGGATCCTTCGCATCAGTCGTGGATGCTGGTGTTTCCTGTTTACGTGCCATTGGATTACTCCATTGGGGCGCCATTTCTGGCGCCGCGTTGCGGAAGGGTTAAGGCGTGACCAGCGGGCCAGTGACAAACGCTTCGTCGCGATAGATGGCAAAGGCCAGGCGCTCTTCAGCGCGAATCGTTGCCATGTTTTTCTCGAAGTCATCACCGTTCTCGGTCGAGATCAGCACTTCAATTTCCATGCGGTCGAAGATCTGGGCGCCGAGCTTGAACGCACCGACGAGGAAGTCGTTCTGTGTCATGGCCTGGGTAGAAACCACAGGGCGATTCCAGAGTTTCGCGTTGGTGCCTTCCTGAGGCTGGCCGATGATGTAGCGCCCCTCGCCGTCCTTAGTCAGCTCAATGGCCGCCCAATCGATCGGGTTGAGCACGATGCCGTCGGATGGGAACTCGGCCAGTTCGGCCTGCAACAGCGCCAGGCGCAAACGGTCAATGCGCTGCTCGCCCACTACAGCTACACCAGCCGGGGCGGCGTACAGTTGAGCAACGGTCATGAGGCCCTGCAGGTTCACGCCAGTGCCGTTGCCGTAAAGCAATTGAGCTTCTTCCGCCATGGTGAGGCCGTAGCGTGCACGACCGTCGATATAGCTCTGCAGTGCCTTGGCGTCGTCCAGCATCTGGCGGCTGGCTTTGAACAAATGGGCGATGGTCCTCACGTTCGCCGTGGCCAGGCCGAAGGTCAGGTCGGAGTACGGCTTGGCAGTGTTCTCTGCCACAGTGCGGGCGTTGTTGACGAAGCCGGTTTCACGGACGTACTCGATGGAGTTCGATTCGGTGGTACCTGGCGCGACCAGGTCGCGGACGGTCAGTCGGCGCTGAGGCGGGGCAATGATCCCCGGCAAGCGCTGAGTCTGCACCAGGTCACCGCCGGTTGCGGTAGTGATGGCCGCGCGCGGCACGGAGACACGGCGGGAACCACGGAAGGACGAGTTCATGTCCTTCATTTCTTCGCTCTCGATCACGAGAGCACCTACCGATTTCTGCGGCTCTTCCTGATGGCTCCGATCCCGGCTTGCATGCACCAGTTTCTGCTCTGCCTCGCCCAGGCGCGCCTGAAGCTCGCCCTGCTTGGTCAGCAATTCATCGACCTTGGCACGCGTTTCGGTATTCATTTCACCGGAAGCCTTGATTTGCTTCTCGGTCGCCTCGGCCTGGCTTTTGATCTGATCGCCAATGCCCTTGAGGCTGGCGTTGAGTTCCTTGACTTGGGCTTCAAAGTCCATGGTCACTTTCCTTTCAGAGAATTGAGGAGATTGGTTGCCGCGCTCAGAGAGGCGGAGAGGTCTGGCGCGACAGCGCTGGGCTTATCGGTCGAGGCAGCGTTATGCGTGCCCCCGCCGGGAGCGCGAGGCATGCCGGACTTGAAATTGGCGAACAGTTCGCGGCGCTCGGATCGAGGCATCCCCCCCTTGGCCAGAGCGACATCCATGGCCTTGAGCGCATTGTTCTGGGCCGCGTCTTCGGTTTCGCGTTCGGTAACTTCGCTGGAAGACAACACCCCAGTCGCCAGGCCAAGCTCCACAGCGCGCTTACCACGGATATAGGTTTCGTCGTCCATCAGCTCGGCCATGTCCTTCGCCGACTGCCCACTCGTCTCGGCGTAGAGGTCAGCCATCGCGGCATCGAACTCCTCCATATCGTCGGCGATATCGCGGAGGTAGTTGCGATTGCCGGCGAGCCAGGTCCAGCAGTTGTGGATCATGAGGAAGGCGCTGCTGGCCACCTCTCGCTTCTTCCCCGCGAGGAAGACAATCGAAGCAGCGCTCGCCGCCATGCCGAGCACCTTGGTGGTGACCTCGTGGCTGTGTTCTTGTAGGCGGTTGTAAATGGCAATGCCTTCGAACATGTCACCGCCTGGCGAGTTGATGTAGACGGTGACATCACGCTCGCCGATCGCCCGCAAGGCGGCGTCGATTCGTTTCAGCGTGACGCCCTCGCCATACCAGTCTTCGCCGATCACGCCGTACACGGTGATGGTGTCTGAGGTGTTCTCGACGGCCGCCTGGATCGCGGGATTCCATTTGTCGAGCGCGCGCGGGCTCATCTCGCTGCGCAGGCCGCGAGACTGGATCTTGTGCTTCATGGATTGCTCCCGTGAGTTACTTTTCGGGCTGTTGGAGCCAGTTCATCAGAGCAGCCCTTGCGGCCTGGCTATCGTTTTGCTTGCCCAACTGGTCAAGTGGAACCAGGTTGGATTGCACGGTCAGTACATCGCCACCCGGCATGCTCGGAAGATTTTCTTTCCGCCGACCCTCGTTTCGGGTCATGTAGCCGTTCTGCCCCATCGTGCTGAGATAGGCCGCCCGACCGGCGCTGTCCGCACGCAGGAACGCTTCAAGTGAGTACTCTGCGTAGAACTTGATCCGGTCAACCGCCGTCATGCACCACTTGTTCACGCACTGCTCGATCGGCGCCGTGAAGGACATGATGCAGTACGTGAGAAACGCGATCTGCTGTTGCTCCAGGCCGGTCCCCCAGTTGCTGCCCTTGTCGGTCTTCATCACCATCCAGGGCGGAACGCCGAACCATCGGCAAATTTCCTCGATGCTGTGTCCTCTCGACTCCAGCAGTTGCGCATCGGCAGGGTTGATGCCGATCATCTCCGGCTTCACGCCCTGCTCAAGTACTGGGCTCTTGCCGGCATTCAATGCCCCGGAGATTGTCTTAACGTACTCACGAAACTCGACGCGCTGAGCCGGGTTGAGCGTCTTGTCGACCGAAAAAGCGACTGTGGGCATCATGCCGTTGCGGAATGTGCTATTGGCGGCATCGTCTGCCGACATCGCAGAACCGAACACATCCGCGCCGTACCGAATAGCAGAAAGGCCGACTCGGCCATCCAGAGTGAAGGCTGGGATGTGCAGCATGTCCTGTCGCTGGATCTCTCGGCGGGCTCCCTTTCGCGGCCTGAAGAAGTATCGCAGCCTGCCGTCATCATCGAACTCGAGGTCGACTCGGGACGGCATCAGGAAGTCCAGCGCAATGACCCGACCTGCGGAGCGGTGGATCTCGCAGTAGGCGTTGCCCCACAGCAGCATCGATGCCACGACTGCCTGCCAGAAATGGAAGGCAGCCATGTCTTCGTTGGGGCTGTTGTGCACAACGTCGTACAGCGGGAAATCGCGGGCGCTTTCACGACTACCATCAGGCATCCGCCGGTAGATGCTCAACGGCAAGCCGGCTACCGAAGTCGAGATGATACGGACGCATGCCCACACGGTGGACAGGCGCATGGCCTTGTCGACGCTGACTGACTTACCACTACTGGACTGGGCGCCATTAAAGGCACTCCAGAAACCTCCATCCGACAGCTTGATAGTCTTGCCCAGCCACTCACTCATGCTGGCTGAAGGCTTGGTGGCAGCAGCGCCCAAAGCCTGGGATAGGGTTTTAATCACTGACAAGCCCTCTGCGAATGAAGCCAGCGATGCAGAAGAAGCTCAGCGATCCAGCCAGCAAAGCCCAGCCGGTACCAGCCAGCATCCAGACCCCGCTGCATGCCAAGCAGAAAGCGACCACTGCGCAGGCGATGAAAATATGAAATGCGTTCATGCGATCAGTGGGTCCCGAATGCCTGCCATGAAATTGTCCATTCCCCCGCGCCCCTCAGGATTGAGGCTGATCAGAGAAACGGCGTTGAATGTAGCCATCAACGGGTCGATCTTCGCTGTGCCCGAGGCCTGCTTGGTGATCAAGAAGGCATTGGCCGATGGCACCCCTTTGGCGTTGCCGCAGGACCAGGCCATGAGCGGCTGACCGCAGTGCAACAGAGAGCCTTCAGCGAGCTTCCGCTCGGTCGTCTTGATCGCGCCTGTGAGCTTCCAGCCCTGAGAGATGCCGACGATCTTGTCTTCTTCGACCCCAGCATCAGCTAAGGCGTCGAGAACAGAGCCGATTCCCGCTGGATCGAGACCGACCTTGTCCAGCAGACCTGTCTCGTTGATGCGTTTGACGATGGCAGCGAATTCCTCAACGTCGTCGCCGATCCGCTTGACGAGAGTCAGGTCACCAATCGCCTCAAGGTCCTTGAGGCGTGGGGCTTCGGACTTTCGCCGCTCTAGCACTGAAGGGTGTGCCCAGGCATGGGCCCAGTGGAACCAGCGACGAGTGCCCGCTTCACGCCCAACAACTGCAAGACCAAGCAAGTCGTCCAGGCCGCCGCCATCGCCACCGACGTCGATGACCTCGCATCGATCAAGGATCTCGTCCAGGCTCAACCAGCTGGCGGCCTGGGGCTCCCAGAATTCGGCACCAACCCAGGCGTCAGACATAAGCGCCAAGCCGATCTCAATGTTGAGGTGCTTGGCCAGGAAGCCACGCAGCTCCGCCTCTCCGTCGATCTCCGCTTGCATGAACAAGCGCTCAAGCGTTGGACGATCGACCGAGAACCCCATGTTGGGGTTCACCAGATGGAAGTTCTCCGGCTTGCGAGCATCGCCGCTGTCGATCATCTCCTTGGAGAATTCGTAGATGACGGGCAAGAATCGATTGTCGTCGATGCGGCCATCACGTACGCCGCGGGCATAGTTCAGCTTCGACCGGAACACACCTGCGGGCGGTTCGTTCGACTGCGTGGTCAGCCAGATGACGAAGCCTTCGGGCCTCGACAGCAGGCCACCTGTGGCCTCCCGAATCATGTCTGCCGCTTTAGGGTTCTTGCCAAATAGCCAGGCCTCATCGATCAGCACGCCAACGGCCTTCTTGCCGCCGACCACATCGCTGTCAGCGGCAACCACCTTTAGCGTGGCTCCCGTTTCCCGGTGAGTAATCAGTCGCAGGTGTGGCTGCACATGCAGCAGGTCCTTCAGCTCCTCGTCGTTATTGACCATGTCCTTGGCCGGCACGAAGGCGTTGTCGGCAATTTCTTTGGTCGGCGCGAGGATGATGAACTCGGCCGACATCCGCCAATTACGCACCAAGGCCGTCAACATGATTGCGGCAGCGATGGTCGACTTGCTGTTCTTCTTCGGGATGCAAAGCATGAACTCCCGAATCAGGCGTTCACCGGTCTCGCTGTTGTAACTGCCAAACACAGCTCCTGCGAAAGCGAGTACCCATGGGGCACATGCGCTCTCAATGGTTGGACTGCCAGGGGCATCGACAATACGAAGCCCTTTGAAGACTTCAAGGCTCTCTTCTGCTTCTTGGGGGAAAAGCGGTTCGGGGATGATGGATTCACTGGCGGCCAGACGCCGCCACCAATCTGGGCAGGCCGTAGTCCAAAGCATGCGCTACCCCTTGACGACGGTAAGGGGCGGCTTGCTTTGGGAGTACTTGCCTTTGCCCGCCTCTTTCGCGGCCTCCGCCTTCTGCTCTTTCTTGCCCGCCTCCGCCTTCTTCCCGTGGATGTAAGGCACGGCGGTCTGCGCAGCATTGCGGCGATCAAAGACCTTCGCCCGGGGCTCGTTCATTAGTGCGAGCAGCCAGACCAATGGATCATCAGTGGAAGGCAGACAACTGAGGAACTCGCCATCGGCCTCATTGATCTCGACTGGTTCCGCACTGGCTTCATCGGCCTTCGCTTTGCCGCGCCGCTTTTTCGGCTCAGGGTTAACACTTAGCTCTGCTCTGCGAGCCAAAATTGCGGATGCGATCTTGGGATCATTGGCCCAGCGCGAACCAGCGGCAGCAGCCGTCGAGGGCTTGCTACCCGCGGCTTCCGCCGCTTCTTTGTTGGACGCACCCCGGGCCTTAGCGTCAACAAACTGTCGCTGTTTGTCTGTTAACACCATTAACAAAAACCTTTAGGGGGGAGAAAAATGTCTACGTGGGGTCGGAGGCGGTCTAGCTAGATGAGAATTCCTAGCTTTTGACCCCCTACCCCATTAGCGGCACGTCACTGGCGTGCCTCTAGGTCATCGAGCTGGGTTTCGACGATTCGCTGACGCCTCAGCCACCCAGCCCCGCTGCCTCCTCGGCCTGCTTGACGGAGTCGTGGCAAGGCTTGCAGAGGCTCTGCCAGTTGGTCTGATTCCAGAAGAGAACCATGTCTCCACGGTGAGCAACAATGTGGTCAACAACCCTGGCCGCAGTTGTGCGGCCGTTCCGCTCGCAGAAGACGCAGAGCGGGTGCTCAGTGAGGTACTGCTCTCGCGCTTTCTGCCATCGGTAGTCGTAGCCACGCTGGGAGCTGGTCATGCCGCTACGCCAGCTGCCAGGCGTGACCACCTTGACCCGCGAACTTGCGCTCTCTCTGATGCGCGATCCGAGCGTCTTGAGCCTGGCCATCAGCGCACCTCGACCACAATACCGCCCTCTATCCATCGAAAGACGCGACCCGTGTCCGGCTCGCGGCCGGTTATGTGGGACATGACAACGACGCCGGCAAGGTAGTAATTCAGCAACTAGGTCTGGCGGCAGTCGATCGTTGCGGTGATGCGAGTCATGGCCATGCCTCCGATTGGGTTCGGCTCAAGGCCTCATCAGCCTTGTCTGCCGCCTGGGTTGCGGTGGTTGCAGCCTTCGAGGCCTTGGTAGCAGCGCTCTCGGTCTTGCTGGTCAGGTCGTCCAGGCGCTTGTCACGCTCGGCCATGGCGGTGTCATAGGCTGCACGGATCTCGGCAACCTGGCCGGCCTGAGTACTGACCATGGCCCAATAGGCCGATTGCCAACCCAAGACTGCACCGCCGGCGACCAGCAGAGCTGCGATGATCCAGACCTCTGCCCGACGCCACCAGCGGCGAGCAATGAACTCCAGTGCGCATCTGTCCATCACGATGTACCTCCAAGCTTAAGGCGCAGGCGGGCGATCTCATCGCTCTGCAGCGTCACCCGCTCTGTCAGGCTGGCCACTTGGCTGGTCAAAGCCTCGATTTTCCCCTCCATTCGGCCAACGGTTGCGGCGAGGTCGTTTCGCTCCTTGGCGAACTGATCGGCGCGGGCCTCGGCTTCTTTCCGGGCCTCGCGCTCGATGTCTAGCAGCTCATTCAGGCGCCGGACGACGCCAATGTCGGCAGTGTCCATTGCACGGTCAGTCGCGTCTCTGGAAAGCCACTTGCGCAGCCAGAGAAAGCCGCCCAGCAATACAGTGCCCGTTCCGCCCAGCCAGGTGGCTGTGCCTGGGCCGAAGTCGGTCGGGTCCATCCTTTTCTCCAAGAATAAAAAAACCCCGCAATAGCGGGGTTCTAAATTGTGTAGCTTCAACTCTTCGTAATAGTGCCCAGCGTAAAACCGTCTACTGAAGAGATTTTCCCGCGCCATAGCTGGCCGCCTGACAAAACCGGAGTAGAACTCGAGGTATACACCTTGGCGTCTTTGAGGTGGAGGTACTGCATTGCAGGTTGAGGGTCATCATCCTGAGGAGGGCTATCGAATGTTTGGATGGCGCTCTGAAGCTCCTCCACATCGACGCCCTCAAATTTGCGAAACGCCTCAGAAAAATCCTTCGAAAGCTGCTCGAAGTAAGCACCGTGGGTAATTAACTGCCCAGACACCAACGACCCGCCGACTGACAGGGTGATGCCGATGCTGAGGCGGGTATTGTTCGAGAACCTAACCAACCACTGCAGCAACCAATCCGTTTGGCGACCTTCCCACTCAGTCTTCAAATACTCTGCATTCTCGTAATGAGACTGCTCAGCGGGCTGGCTCAAATCAACGACATCCGACATTTAATAGCTCCGTGCCATTACTCAGGAGCCATATCTATACCGCAAGAGATCAAAACAAAAAAGCCCGGCTTTAGCCGGGCTTTGTGGTCACTCCTCAACACGCGCAGGAATGACAGGATGGAGTTAATTTCGCTCAGTCGCTCACTGATGTCAACAGGCAATCACGCGGCCTCTTTCATGAGCAAGCCTTCGGCCTCCAGAATCACCCGCACTTCTGCCAGCGCGTCGTCGATCATGCCGTCGAGCTTTTCGTTGATCTCCAACCTCCAGCGCCGACGCGTAGACTCCGGCGTGGCGTCAAGATCCCAGGTGTTCATGTCGTAGAAGCTATCGGGAAGGATGATCACATCCTCTTCCATGGCTTCGATGCGTTTTCTCGCAGCGTGGCCAGCAGCCACCGCAGCATTGACTGTGGCCTCGCGGCGCCACGACGACGCATCCAGCGGGATATCCACCGATACAGATTGCGGGGCCTTGCGGCGTGCACCCTTCAGTTTCGGGATCGCCCAGGCGGTCACCGCCTTGTAGATGAACAACGTAGGCGCAGGGCTCGCGATCAACGGCCGCACCAGCGTGATGGCCTGCGCCTTCTTGGCCTTGTTGGTGCTGTACTTGGCGACCAAGGCTTCCCAGTGCCGCTCTTTGAGCATGTGGTGCAGGCGGGCCGACAGCCAGTAATCGATCTGGGTACGGTCGATACCACCTGACCAACCACCCAGCGTGGCCAAGCACCCACCCTCCTCCTCAGCTGACTTGTACAGTTTCTGCCAGGCCTGGGCCTTCGCCGATCCCTTCTCGCCCGCCGCCAGAGCGGCAACTACTGCACCAGATACGCTGCTATAAACCATGTCCTTCCCCTCAATCCCCGGTGTAATTGGCGCCGCCGGCGCCGCGCCGGTTGCCGTCCTGATATCCAGCCTCTGGCCCGCCGGCCCGAGGTCTTTTCAAGTGCTCGATCTGCCGTGTCGCGGCCTGCAGCCTCATGCTGAGCTGGGTCACCAGTTCATCCAGGGCCAGGGCCTCGCCAGTTGCAGCCGCTACCCAGCCCGAGGCGTTGCAGTGGTCGCATGGCAGTTCGTGAAACACGCCCTGAGTGACCGCTCTCCCACGGCACAAAGGGCATACATCCAACTCGATCACGGCCTTCTTGAAGGCTGGGCCGTGCTTCTTCATCAACCGACCACCTTCAGCCCTTGGGCCCGAAGCGACTTCTCAGCAACCTCACGAGCCCACGCTGAATCCGGGCAGCCCATCAAGACTGGAAACGGATTGGTGACGCGCAAGGCCTGGCGACTGGCCTGCCACGCCCAGCGGGCTGCCTGCACGTTGACCGTGTCCTGATAAATCATGTGGACCGCCGACCCACGGAACCCTTCGCCGTGCAAGCGAACCTGCTCCTCGACGAATGCGGCTTCGAACTCGGCGCGGATTTTGTCGGTATTCGTCATTTCGAATCCTCGCTTATGGTGGATACCGGAAGGCCGTCGAAGCCCGCGCGCCCTGCGACCTCGCAGAGAATCCATGAATCCGTTGATCTATCACCGGTCAAGCCGTGAACCGAGGCGAAACCCTTCTGATCAAGGTGTGCGTGCCACTTCTCCAGCGCCTCGCGCTTGCGGGCCATGACGTCGGACTGGATGTACACCTTCACGTTGTGGCCCATGGCGTGGTTGATCAGCAGCTCACCCACCAGGTGGTCAACACCGAGGTCAGCCCAACCGGTACGGGCCAGCTTGCGTAGGTCGTGGCTGGTCCACTCGCCCTGCCCCATGACCGAGAACACCGTAGAGGCCTTCGATTCGCTCATGGGCTTGCCCTGCCGCCCCGGGAACAGGAACTCGCCCTCGTAACCCTGCTTGAGCTGGATCTCGCGGCAGGCCATCAGCAGGAAGCGCACCTGGTCGGTCAGCGGCAGGCGGTGCTGCACGCCGGTCTTGGTGTGCTCGGCGGGAATGAACCACTCCCGTTCGGCCAGGCTGATGTGGCTCCAGCGGGCCATGCGGGTTTCGCCCAGCCGGGTGCCGTGGCACAGCATCATCAGGGCCAGCAGGCCATGCTGCGGGTTGTGGGCCAGGGTGCTTTTCATGCGCGCCATCAGGTCTTCGAGGTGCACGCCACGCAGCCTCGACGGCTTGACCGTGACCTTGGCCTTGGAGAAATCACGGAAGCGGATGCCGGCCATAGGGTTGGTGCTGATCAGGCCGAGTTTGGCGGCCTGCCGGAAGGCCAACGCGAGCAACTGAAAGACCAGGCGCACGTAGTCGATCGAAAGCGACTCTTGCAGCGGCCACATCAGCTCGCGGTCGAGCAGCGCTTTGTCGATCTGGGCCAGTGGCGTTTCGCCCAGGCGCGGCGTCAGGTGCTGCTTGACAGCCGACGCCGCCGTGCTCTTGCGCTTGGCCGAAAGGCTGCGGTCGCGGGACATGCGCTCAGCGAACCAGGCCAGCAGCTCGCCGGTGAGCACCCAGCTCGACAGGCTCGATCCCTCCCCCGCTTCCAGACGCAGCCGGATATCCGGCAGTGCAGCAGCCACCTTGGCAGCGCTCAGCTCAGGGTATGAGCCGATCAGGTTCCACTTGCCCTTGTGCACCAGGTACCACGATCCGCGCTCGCGGGAGCGGTGAAAGCGGAAATACAGGCCATGGTTGCCCAAGGCGCGCAGGTCGCGCACCTGGCCGGCGGCCTGCCGGCGAATCTCTGCATCACTGATTTTGACAGCGGCGGTATTGGTCATGCTGCAACCTCCGTTTTTGGCAGGGCCAGGTACGCCCTCAGGCACTCCATGGCGTCGAAATGCCCCTGACACACAACGGCCAGGTAGCCTGTGTCGTTCAGCCGGCGA